TGTAGTTTATGTGTTAAATTATTTGATAACTATTGACTTCTGTTAAATAAATGTTATATTTGTAACGTTTTGCAGCTTTGCGCAGCGTAGGAATTAAACAATTTAAAATCAAAATATATGGAATTTCAATACATAAAAGACCGCTACAAAGTACCTGCTGAAATGAACAGAGAAGTTATTGTAGATGGCAAAAAAGGAGTAATTACTAAAGATATGGGAAACTATATCGGAGTTAATTTTTATGATAATGTAACAGCAGAGCCATTGCCTTGCCATCCAACTTGGGAGGTGCAATACTTGGAAACATTTAATCATAAACCACCAATTAAAAAATTAACGGCATCACAAAAACGATACAGAGAATTTCTGCACGATGATAGCGGTCTTTCTTTCAGAGAATGGTTAGGTATTAGGAGTGCGGTGGGGCGCAATTACCTATAACTACTCGCTAAGAGCTATTATTGACATTCAATAACTTACAAAATAAAAGTACCGAAAACGGTACACGGTGTGCCAAAATAGGTACATTAAAAATTTTTAAAATAATAAAATATGAAAATTATTATATTTTTAGATGATTTTGACTATGAATCAGGCATAGAAAGAGATGAATTAACCGATCTGGAGTCATTAGCTAAACAAATGATTGAGTCAGGAATTAGACCTATAAATGGAGATACACTATTAACAGAAGAAAATAGTTACAATGTTAGAAGTGTGTGTGCCTCGTCATTCGATAAACACGGTTTATTAATTCAAATTTTTGTAGAAAAATAATCCTAAAAACTAGCCTGGCTCTCTAACCTTCCTACCCTTTTTTGTTTATCGGTCATTTCACTCTCTACTACATAAGCCTTTACAGTTGGAAGTGATTGATTGCGTCCTGACTCGTCTAGTCTAGTAAACGGTTGGCTTCCTGTTGTAGGGGCTTGTGTGTTTGGAGCTGATACATTGCCACCTCCGACATTTCCACTTACACTTGGTAAAGAAGTATCTCCACCTCCCGAAGGTTGATATTGTTTTGTAGCAATGGTCGTGATAGCTAATGCTGAGTTTGTGATTGCAGCAGCTAGTCCGGCAATACCGGCAGGATTAGGCGAAACACCCACAAATAAAGGAGCAGCAGCCAATGAAGCCGTGATCGCTTTTGCCCCGTCAATAGTAGCAAGTGTTAATTGAAGTGCTTTGTTTATTTGGAATTGTCTTCTCGCTAATTTCTCTTCTTCTGCGCTTCCTTTTTTAACCTTAGCCATCTTTATTGCAAAGACAGTATCGTTTAAAGATTCTATCGACTTAGCCACATCACTTGCAATCTGTAATTGTAAATTTGCGTCATTAAGTTTCTCCTGTCTTTCTTTTTCTCTTGCTTCAGCTCTTCTTTTATCGCCATTTAATAACTCTTCTTCTTCAAGTTTGTTTTGAGCTATTTGGTCGGCAAATTCTTGATCTTGCATTTGCTTTCTTAACTTAGCCCTATCTTCTTCTAACTTTTGAGCATCTGCTTTTTCCTTTTCTAGTTTCTTTGTTCTTAATGCTTCGTCCCTTTCTTGGTCAGCTAAGGCCGCATTAAATAAATCGTCTAATTCTTTCTTTTTATCGTCTGACCTCTTTTTATATTCAGCCTTTAATTCTTTGGTGTAGTTTTGTTCTATTTCAAACTCAGTAACTTTAGCACCTTTAATAGCCTCTAAACTTGCAGTAAGTAGTTTTCTTTTCTCTTCGTCAAACTCTCCCCCAGCTCTAACAAATGCTTCTATCTGCCTTGCTACTGCTAAATTCGTGTCTATGATAGCCTGTTGTTTGGCTTTCTCTAAAGCAATCGTACTCTTTCCGGCTGCTTTAGCAACTCTTATTTGCCTGTCGTATTCTGCATTCTGACCTTCCAACGCATCTTTAGCTTTGTCGGCACTACTCTTTATGGCTTCACCCATATCATCAAGAGCTGTATTTGTTAGGTTTAACTTATCTGTTAACCAATTTATACCCTCTCCTATTTTGTCTATAACAACACCAACTAATCTTAATGCCTGTGCTAAAATACCACTCCCCTTACTTAAGTCATCAAAGTGTTCTTTTAAATATAAGAATCCTTCGATAATAGCAAAAGGCAATACAGCCTTGAAAGCTGCGCCCAATCCTTTAAGAGCTATTCCAATCTTACCAAAGTCAAAAGACAATAACCCCTGCTTTAATAGTCCAAAAGAAGATTGTACCCTTTCAATACCTGAGCCTCTTAATGTGTTGAATGAATCGTTAATATCTCCAATTCTCCCCTCAGTCTCATTGATTGCCTTAGATAGTTTTTTCCATTCAGCAGATCCCGAAGCTACATTATCAAGACTTCCTTTTAAGTCTTTTAATGCCTTGTTCATCTCTCCTATGCTCTTTGCAGAGTTAGCAGTTTCTATCTTAATATCTATTACGGATTTTTTATCAGCCATTGTTCACGGTATTAAATTCTATTTCTAAAAGAATCATTAAGCTATTAAGCCCTTCGATTAAGTTTTTTTCTAGTTCTATCATTTTTAGTGTATTAGATAAAAATTAGACCCATCACTTGACACTTCATAAGTATCATAAATGGTAGGTGTTATTGTATAAGGTAAAGCGTTTCCGTCTATTGTTTCAGTGTTCGTACTTGTACTTAATATAAGCGTGTTTGTTGCGTTCACTATCTTAAATATCACACTCTCACCGTTCAAAGCGTAAGTATCCAAAACAGCGTAAACACTTCCTGATGTTGTATCTACTTTGTACTTATTTCCTGCATTACCACTAAGCGTATAAGGACTCAAAGCACTTGCATTACTTGAGTTCAAAGTAGTCCATCCGTTCTTTAGTACTCTTCCACCTTGATTAATAGTCCATCCGTTATGTCTTGAATCGGCTGTGAAGTTTCTTGAGTTAATAATAACATTACCACTCACTCCGATGGCGTAACAATCCCAAGACCCCACCATAGTTGAATAGTAGCTAGACCCCTGAATGTAACTTCTAAGGCAATTAAAAAGCCAGTTGCTAATCCCCGTTTTATTAGACGCCATTGTTACCTCCTATAAAGTTAAATTCCCCACCTATAACTCCACTTTGTATCCCATTGCTTATGTTATTCTCACCTACTGATAGTCCTGTACTCAAAGCGTTCACACCGTTTGGATTATTCCCGTTTGGATTGACATTTATTCCGTAATTAATACCCGACACAAATCCCTCACCGTTATTCCAAATCTCTATATCTTCAGTTATCGGTGCATCCACATAGGCAAGTCTTAAAAACTCTACCTTAACAGGCTCATCTTTCTGTGGATCATATTCAAAAATCTTATTCACCAAATAATAAGAACCATCTATGAAAATAGGAGTCCTAAATGAAAACATTGAAATGTCCGTAGGTCTTAATCTAATCCACATGATTACTATCTTACTATTCTGATTAGTGATCTGTTCAATGAATCTTTGATAGTTTCTTACGTATAAATTGTTGTTAGTCCACACTTGACCCGGATACTGATAGTAAAGCATTTGAGGTATTCCCCAATCTAAACTTAAAGTAGGTGCATAAGGGTCATCAACTGTCCCAGCAAATGGATAGGTGGAAATCTGAACGGGTGTAATTCCGTTTGTATAATTGATTAGTCCATAGAAAGCAAGTCCCGGCATTTGCATAAGACCTCCCCAATATAATCTGCGTATCTGAACAGCCATAGGCTTAACGTTCACCCCATCAATCTGAGCAAACATAGGATAAACTAGAGTAGTCTGAACATTGCCGACCATTGGAGTTGAAGCGAATATCAACTCTGTTTTTTTCTCATTCTTTATAAAATCATTCTCTACTAAAATATGTTTGGTAGCGTAAACTTCGCCAAACTCATCTTTATAAAGTTTATTGAACTTGTCCCCATCAGACTTATAAGTGAATAGATACTTTTTAAAGTCTAGTTCACCCATTGGAATTATCTCTGTTTCTTTTTGGAAGTCCCACTTACTAGTCCAATCCAAAGCGTTTGAATTACTTAAAAAGAAGTCTGACCTCTTTTCAATTATGTAATTATTAGAGTCAGTTAAGTCGAGTTCCATGTAAAGGTTTTCAGACTTAATAACAGACATTAAGAAATCTATTTGTTTGACGTTCTTAGGTACGCACTGAGCCATGTCAACCGTGTATCCTATTGGAAGATTACCCGTAGCTGAGGTAGCACTAAACCACGATGTCGAGGTCATGTAAACGTCGATGAAATGACTACCTGTTGTTACAGGAATGCCACTTGCAAACAAACCTATAATCGAAGGATCAATCGAAGATATAACAGTTACTAATGTATTAGCTGGAATCAAAATGTTTGGAGCGTTCACTTGTACACTTACATCAACATAAGTGTTAAGTGTGAATGTAAAAGAAGCCGACCCTGTAACGTTACCAATACCCGGAATAACAATGTCCACATTCATCTGAGGTGTTGATGAATAAGAATAAGCATTTATTCCTAATCCGCCAGCTACTCGTAACTTTACTTTAAAATTACACAACGTACTCACTTTAGTTTCCATTAGTACTGGGACAGTAAAAATTGAAGTCCCTGCGTTATAGTTACCTCCCCCATCGTAAAAAGGGGGTGTAGAATCGTCATTAAATTGAGTTACATTTAATCCTGTTGGTAAAGGATAGGAAGGGTGAAGCCATCCACCAGCACCAGCAACATAAGTAAGTGCTAAATTTGTAACACTCGTGTCAGTAGTCCGACCTGCATAGAAAGAAACCCCGTTAATCTGAGCGTTGGTCATCTTTAAAGCCCCTTCATTTGTTCGAGGAATTAAAATAGATTTACCATAAGTCGAGGTCAAATAAGTCGAAGTATAAGTTTTGCTTATTGCAGTAAATATCCTGTCTATGTATTCTTTCTCAAATATAGCAGGGCTTAAATGTGCAAAGTCCCAATAGTATCCACACCCACCCGTAACTCCGTAATCAATCAAAGGATAAGTGTAACCCGTTCCCAACGTCGGAGTCCAATTCGCATTTGTGTAATTGAACACATGGTTAAGGTCTGAAAAGTCTAAATCAGTTAGTAAAGAGTTACCGAGATCAAGAAACACATTCGCTAATCTTCCGACTATTGAACATTCATAATAAAGTGAGAAATAAGGTTTACCACTCTTTCTAATCTTAAGCAACTGAATGTCCCCTTCAAATACTCTCTCACTTCTTACGTAATACTCGCACCTTGTTTTTAAATTAGGATTGAAGTTATTTAGATTGGTCGAGATGTCGAAGATATGCTCAAACAGTTTATTGAGAATCTTTGTACCAGGTAAAGTCAAGGTCTTACTGAAAGACGAATTACGCTTGTCAGGCTCTCTAATATCTGCAATAGCCAAAGTAATAGCCACGGGAATCTCAGCCGTAATTGGAATGTCCGTAGGGGCTGACCCGTTAGGATTGTATATGACTAACCTCGCATCCATTAACCTCTTTGTCTTATGTTCATGTGATTAAACTCTAAATTCATTGATACCGATAACATCGAAGAGTTATACTTCTTATTAACCGTAAATGAATTGTCCACTACCTTAACAGATAAGAAACCCCTTGAATTACCCATATCCACGTAAACAATAGGACTAGTTACAACGTCCCTTAATCTGTAAACTTCATTTTCAGTCAGCCAATCGGTGTTTATCGTGATCTTGTCTTTTGAAGTAGCTGATAGCATCTTTTCGACCATAGTCCCATAGTCATAAATAGGCGTATAACCTGAGTAATAATAAGGATACTGTGAATAGTATATCTTAGTTCCTTCGCTGGTCCTAAGACTCATTTTAGGAAAGACCTGACTTTCCATGTTACCCTCTGGAGTCTGATAGTGAAGTTCTACAACATCGAATCTAGGCTCACATATTCGATTGAATCTTTTTAAAGGATAAATATAGGGGTCGGCTGGTCCTGCTGGTTGAGGTAACCAACTCGACTCGTCATAAACTATCCAATAATCATAAGTAGAAACAGGAATAGGATTAGTACCCGATAAGATTTGAGCCGATGGCATATTAGCAAGTCCGTCATAGCCAACGTCGATATATCTGTATTGATTAGCACCACTCGACCCCGATACAAGGTTACCTATTAAAGTAGACCCTAACTGACTGCCATTTGATGCAAACCCTACTACTCTAATCTTCTCTAAAGAGTTAGGAAGTGATATGAATGAAAGGTAAGTACTTCTCGAAGGAGGCACGCTCTCATCATAAGAATAATACTGAGGGTTTGAAGAAGGACTCCATGTATAAGCTGAGTTCTTATTGTTAGTTAGAACTTGTATGTTGTTTCCCGTAGTATAAACATAACTAAGATAGTTGTAGTTTTGAAAGTCTGCTGAGTCATTTGAAAGGAAGTCTAAAGACCCGTTCCAAACGTAGTAATCATAATTAGACCCTGCATAGTAAGTCGGAGTTGAGCCGTAAACCTCACCTACATTAACTCGTATCTGTCTTAAAGCCCCTGTGTTTGTTTGGAAGCCATAAGTATTCGATGGATTAACTTGACTAATATATTGTTCAGCGAATGGACCAGCATCAAAGTTACACCACCCGTTCGCATCCATATAAACGTCCTTTGAAGAGGTTGCGCCACTTGTTATATCGGTACAAATTATCCTATACCTAAAATTTGGCTGAGCCGTTTGAGTTGATGTATAAACAAACCATTGAGGATTGTATGCTGGCATATAAGCCGATGGTGTTGACCTTGCCGTTACAGCCATTATATTACTATTTTAATGTTTTTAAATTCACTGTTTAATTCTAACTCACCTACGAAGTGTTCGCCTGTAATCTCGCTTAATTGGTCGGTTAAGACCTTAAACCATTGGTCGGTTATAACGCGATCTACAAAAGGTTTAGGGACTATTCCTTTGCGAGAGATTGACCCCTCACTCTTTTTAGTTCCTGCGAATATGAATGATAATGTCTTAGCAGCCTCTGCAAAACTTAGTTCTTTTTTAGGCTTAGATAACCTTTGACCCGTTTTCGTCAGTCGGGAATACTTCTTCTTTTTCTCGTAATTGAGTTGTATCTCTTTAAGTATTTGAACAGGATTCATCCCGTTTCTACCTTGCCATTTCTTCCCCACCTTGTTAGGGTCAAACGAGCCTTTGCCCTTTCCTCTACCATCTTCTATATTAACCCAATAATCCCCTGTGGCTAGTATTTGAACCGATACCTTGCCTCCCCCTACCTTGACGTTATCATTAAAGTTTAAGGACGCTTCCTGACTTCCCCTTCTTAAGGGCTGACCGTCCTTTAAAGCACGCTCTAAAGAGGATTTAAGGCGTATTGCCGTTTCTTCAGCCCATGCTTTAGCATAAGCTTCAATCTTTCTTTCTAAAGGGAATGCCATCCCTTATATGACTAATTAGGGGAGAATAGTAAACAAATAATCTTATAGGGTGTTCTTATTCTTTTGGCTAACTTGCTTAATTGTGAAGTTCTTATGCTTAAGATAAGCTATTCGGTTTAAGAATCTTATAAAAGTCCACTCAAGAACCATGTCTTCATTCACCCCCTGAGTTTGACTTACTACTTCGTCAAGGGTAGCGTACCATCCCCAATGTTCTCTAAAGTCTCTCTCAGGGTCTCCATAAGAATCTTCTGTGCTTCCTTGTTCTTCTGTTTCGCCACCTTCAGACCATAGGCTTGAATACGATTTATCTGCTTCCTGTATCTTTTTGTCCAAAAAAAAACCGTACCGTAAACATCGCCTATCATGGCTTTTTTGAATATCTCAGCCCTTTCCTTATGGCTTTGCTTTTCTTCCGGCTGATAGATAGTAGCTAATATCAAATGTAGGTTTTCAATTAGTCCCCCCTTTAAAAAGGTTTTGTACTCTATATACCTAGATGTATTGAACTCCGACTCTTCTTTAGGGGCTTTGTACTTTATACCGTTGATCTCAATCTTAAACTTAGGACTATCAGAAGGTAAAGTCCCTAGCCATGCTAGGTCTTTTATCTGAACCTTTAGCTTATCAATAGGCATTTCTTGAATAACGTCTACTGTCGTTTCTGTTATGATGGCTATAACTACCATCCAATTATTTAGAGCCTCTTCTGTTTCTTTAGCTTCAATAGCCTTCTTATAATAAGGTAAGGCTTCTTGAAATTGCTCAACTGTTATGTTCCAACTTTTCATATTACATTATACTGAATCTTCCAGTGCTTTTTAAGTTTTTATACGCATGATAAGCCATTGCACAACTCATTACCCCGTCATCATGAAACCCAACAGGAGCAGAGTATTTAACTGTCCTAGTCTTTTGTGAATACTCGTAAGTAAACAACTCGAACTCTTTTTTAATCCATTCGTGACTCAAGGATGTAAACTCTCTATTCTGTACTGCCACTTGCAATCCTTCTATGATGTCCTGTTTACTTTTTGAAGTGGTATAGAATAACTCAGCCTTTGGATAAAGAGCCTGTAACTGTTCATATAGTGGGTCTCCTATGCTATTAGCCTCAGAGTATCCGATAGCGTTCCAATGTTTTAAGTGTTTGACCATTTGAACTATTATGTCTAACCACGGCATTTGTCGCCACCTTTCGCAACATACCATTTGACCATTACGGTTTAAGATAGTTAAGACGGTGTAATCATCTGCCCTTCCCCAATCTATTCCAAAGTAGTATTTATCCGTTCTTTCGGGTTGGTCATTAATCGTAAGCTCTTTAAACACCCCAGCTCCCCCATCAATAAACTCGGCTAGGTATTCCTGTCTAAATACGTTATCCGGCAAAGTTAAACGAGCATCGTCAATCTCACTAGGATTAATTAGTGGATTGTCATAAGAAGTCATTGTAAAGGACTTGTAAGCAGGATTCACCCCATCCAAAGCGTGAAGGGTGTAAAACCAATTCTTTCCCTTTGGAGTGCTTAGGAATAAGACCTTACGCCCTTTAACTAATACGGTGGCTCTTAATACCTCTGTCCATGCCTGTTCAGATTGCCATGCTGACTCGTCCATTATAAGATAGTCAAAGGTTTCACCCCTTATATTATCGTAGTTTTCTGAAGAGTAGAACTGAATAGTAGAATCTGAATGGCTTTTAAAGATTAGATCGGTTTTGTTCTTCTCTTTAAACACTTGTTGACTGTTTCCGAATGCCGTATCAATGTCGCTAAACACTTTCTTACATTGCCTGTAAATAGGACTTACCCATCCTATCTTTACTTTGTGTTCATTGAATAACCAGTATAGAGCTTGATTGACTGCTAATAAACTTTTACCCCACTGTCTACCCACATTCAGTGTATAATACTTAAACGGGTCATTGTTTATTGAGTTGTGAACCTCAATCTGTTTTTGGTGTGGCGTATAAAGAGTAACCTTCATTAACAATAAATAAATTGGGTTTTATTCTTTAAAGAGCCATTAAGCCAACACCTGAGTGTTACTAAATTAATTCCAAACGTATTAGCAACATCTCTAGGGCTATCATAAAATATGCCCGTATTTAAATCCAAAACCTTTTTAGCTAAAGGGCTATTGCCTCCCATCTGAATGGCACTTAACTTTCTTTTAGTTTCTTCTGTATGTCTTCTATCTTTTGCCTTAGCCCTCATTTTATCGATAGTTTCAGGTTTGTGCGTTTTGCCATACCCATGATGTTTACTGCCAATATAAGACCTCAATTTATCCTTAGTGGACTCTTTTACAACCTTACCTTTATGCGCCTTGCTTATTCGCTTTCTTACGTTTTCAGGCATATAACCGTTAGCACCACCTCCCTTAGCGTTAAGACCCTTATTTACTGTATCAAATAAATCGATATAATATACCTCTAATTCGTTTAGCTTGTCGTACGTACACTCATGAATAACCTCAAACTTATGGGATTCTATTCCGTACTTCTTAATCGATCGATGGAGCTTTGTTTGCGTCTTTGCGAGTGACTTATGGTACTCTTTAAGTCTACGATTCCAGTCTACTGTTTGCCCGATATAAATCCTATTTGATGGGCTTGTTATTTGGTAAATGCATATCACACACAAATATACACATAATTTTAATTGACTTCCTATGTGTTAATATCTTTTATTGATACTATCATGAATCCTTTGCTGATTAACGTGTGGGGTGTAGAGGGTTACTTTCATTCATCTTTCTTAACTCCGAACTCGGCTTTTACCTCTATGTTAGTATTCTCATTCTTGTTTTCAGTCTTCTCGGTTAATCCTACAATCCTATTGCCCATGCTTGAATTATAGAATCCTAATAATGTGCCAGTCTTGATGTTATTGTTTCTTTCAGCCCTTATATGCGTAACGATGCCCAAGAACTCAGGCTCGTATTCATCAGTTCTTTCAAAGTATTGATGAATAGTTTTTCCGTATTTATTTGAATACCAAGCATAAAAACCGTCCATGTCATAAGGCATAGGTGGATAATCTTCTACTCTGTAGCCGTCTTTACCTACATATTGAATTTTAGCCCATTTCTTAGCTTCTAAGTCCCTTTCGGTCTTATAGTCTTCCCATGCTTTCTTTAGTTCGTCTGGGTGTTTAAATATCCTTGTAGGGTGCATTAGTCTTTTATGTTAAACCTATTTTTTATTTCTTTAATGCTTTCAATACTAAAAAGTATCTTAAATTCACCAAAATTACTATTAGTTAGAATTTCCTCATAGCCTCCGTATCTAACCTCCCCACTCTTAGCAGAAGGCTTGGTGTCTTTCTTTTTAGGTGCTTTTGGTTTCATTAGTTT